GGCTCAGTTGCACCACTGTGGTTTGTAAAAACTGCTGCTAGCTGGTCATTGATGTCAGCCCTTACCGCTGCACCGCTGGCATTTGAGACAACACCATCTGCTTGAGCCATAACGATGCCTTAGGACTGCTGTGTTCCGTATCCTATCGCAGTGTACTGGAAATCCCTGTCAATGACAGTGTCACTGCTGTTGTAGAAAGTGATTGTGAAGCCTGTTCCCGTCACACTGGTCAGCCTGTAGTAATCGCCGCTTTGCAGATCAAAAGCCGTGATACCCACAGTGACTTCCGTGTCAGCATCGGTATAGAACGCATCCTCAAACAATACAGCCTTACTTGAAGCGCCAGAAGCAATCGTTCCACTATTTTCCGTTCGGCGCTCAAACTGCAACGTCACACCCAGTTGATCCACGATTGGTGTCTGGTCTTCGTGATCGGTGGTAAGCACAGCTTTAAACTGAAACGACCGTCCTACATACGCGTTGTTTTCCAACGGTATCCAATCCTCAAACACCAAATCAGAATTTTGCTCAATGTTTGAGTTGTCTTCATATAAAATTTTGTCAGTGCCATCTTCATTGACAAAGTCTGAAACCGTGGCGGCTAAATCTGACTTGCGGAAATACACCTCAACGTTTGTATCGTCAGGCAAATCACCATCAAAATCAGACCATGTATCGATCAGTTCAGTGCGGTCATCAATCAACGCACTTGTATAAAGCCCCCTGGCTGCCAATACACGCTGCATACGCACACTAAATTTATTGCCAAGATCGACTGTCTTTTGAAAGAAATACTCGCCGCGAACAAGCTGCGTTCCAAAATGACTGTCGATATTTGCTGTAAACCCATCAAGGCTTGAGATAGCATCAAACGATGCGTCGCCATCAAGAACCAAACCATCATATTCTGAGTTGTAATAAACACCAACCTTGTCACCGCCAAACTCATTTGCAAGCTGATCCTCCCTAATAATCTCATGATTAAGGCGAGGTATCCCGTCTGGAATGTTTATCAATGCACTAACGGCACTAGCACTGCGTAGGTTTTGCTCGTTTTGGAACTTGATCAAATACTCGCCATTTAACAAGGGCAGCACAACTGATGTTGTTCGTGCTTCGACCTTCCGCAGCAAAGTGCTGTTTGCCCATGACCCAGTGCCATCTGTTTTTGACGAGTGTTTAATGACTGCGACAAAGGCTTCAAGCTTCTGACCGCTTGCCGTTGCGCCCCAACGCAATGCAACCTGATCAACACCAATGGCCTCAATCGTTACGTCTTCTGGGTCAGGTGGCAGAGTAACTTGCGCCAGATCTGATGTGTCGTCACTCGTTCCACCAACAGGTATTTCTCTGTTTGCTGTCGCATCCTTATATTTAGATTCTTTTCGGTCTGGCGCAGGTCCCACCGCTTTTACTTGCACTATTAACTGCTTACCAGGGACAAGTCCTGTACTGATGTCAATCGAGTTGTTATTTGTGGTTTGGCTAATCCAGTTACCACCATCACCAACTTTGTATCGAACTTTGAACTCAATAACAGAACCAGACAAGCCGCGCGCCCAAGAAACGGTTGCACGATTTGTAGTGTTACGCCCATCGTCGATCTGTTGAAATGTAATCTTTATATCTGTTGGCGCGTTTGGTTCCGAGCCATAGAAAAACGGAGATGCTAAATCCAGTTTTGCAGACGGATTTTCAACAACCGTGTAAATGCCATCAACATGCTTAACTCCTACAACCGCATAGGTGCCTTCTTCACCCTCAGCAACTGACAGGCAGCGATACTTAGACAGGACAGCAGAAGCACTTTTGATTGCATACAAGGCATCGTCAGGCGGCACCTGCGTATAGGCAGACGCAAGTCTCACTTCATCGCCACTAACGCTCACAATATCCCTTGTCTCAAGCGTGCCATCCTTCATCACAACAGTCAGCTTGTTGCCTGAAACAGACGGCAAAGATGCTGTTTGATCTATACGGATAAATGGTGGAGTGCTGTCGTTGCTGACGCCGACAATACGACCAGCTAATCGCGTGCCAAAACGCATCTCATCTGACACCTCAAACACTTGACCAGGCAAAACGTTCAAACCTTCAAGGCCGACTGAGAACGTTACGGTTTCGTCGTGCAGCTTTTCAGACTGCATAATCCACCGCCCCATACGCTGAGCTTGATACTTCGACGTGCAGCCAAACGCAACTACGCTCTTCTCTTGCACCCCATACTTGTCAATAAGACTTCTGTCTTCAATGCAGATAAAGTTGGGCTTATGGAAGTTGTCAGGATCGTTATAACGCACACGCACTCTTGTACTGCGTGTCTTTAGTGACGATCCACTGTATGAAAAGCTGCCATTGACAACGTTTGAGTTGCTAAAGACATGAATTGCAGGTACGTCTCCGCCATTCAGCTCGCCATGGTCCGCAGCAATCTGTACGTTGTCAGACTTCCAGAACAGCATTCCACGGAAGACACTTGCCATGTCCTGCAAGACGCTGAATGCTTCGGCCTGCGATCCAATGACTGTATTGATGGCAAAACGCGCTTCCTTTTGCGTTTCACCCTGATCGTCTACATACTCAACCTCTTCATTGCAGTATTTTGCTATCTCAATCAGATCAACCCAATTAAGGTTCGACTGGTTTATAAAATCACCCGCACCATAGCGTTTGTTGGTTAGCAAGTCGTAGAAACAGCAAACTGGACATGTCGTCCAAAACTTATCTGTCCGCAAGCTGCCATCAAACGGAACTAAATTATCAAATTGCAGCCTGCCGCTTTTTGCAACAGTTGCGTTAGATGGTATTTTAACTTTCAGCCCTTTAATGTCATACGCCCTTGCGGGCAATGTGCTGTACTCTTCTGAGTCAAGACTAAGAAATACAAGAGCAGTGTGCGGATAAGCCGTGCCAAACTTTTTACCAACAATAATGCTGGTCCAAAAAATTTCATCAGCACGCTTGCTGGCTATAGGAGTTCTTTTTGGAATATCAGCAAAATCATTAAATGAGATCTCAAACGCATTCTCAGGATTGTCAAACTTAATTTTGCGAACTCTTATCCTGTAAGGTCCTTTGCCGTACTTTTTTCTTGAAAAGTTAATGGTTTGCGTTTTGAACTGATAACTAGACGTGCAAATGCCTTTGATTACATTTTTCTTTGCCTGACTTTCAACCTCTATGTTTACCTTGTTCCAAACGCCATCAGCGCCGCAAATATGCAACTCTAATTTAATCTGGGCAAAGAACAACTGCCCACGCGCCAAGCCTTCGACAGCAACGCAGTACAGCTGTGGAATTGTAAATACAAGCTCAACAAAGTCAACATCAACGTCGGCTATGGTACGAATTATTTGCCCCGTACCATAATCTGGATCTCCTTTCCTTAGGGTGCCTTCCGCGTTTAGCTGCTCGCTATAACTAGAACCAATTTGTTCATTGACGTTAATAATTGTTGTTTGCCGATCTTGAAAGGTAGAGCCAGCGTCAAAAGTACCTTGTGATCGCGTGCCTTCCTTGGTTTGATATTGAACAGTCTCATCGACAAACTGCCTACCTGTTATTAGCGTTTCATTTAAGAAAACACTCCGCCTGGCGTTCACTAAACCTTCGATAGGCCCCTCGCAAAGAGCATCGATGATTTTTAACGTGGTCTTAGAATTTAATGCCATGGTGCGTCTCCTTAAAGCAAGTCGTAGCCGTAGGCATGGAAGACCAGCCTTGCGCCATCATGCACCTCAGCGTCAATAATCTCAACTGTAACCCTGACTTTATCTCGATCTTTGACCTTAGGCATTTCTAGCCTGTGACCATACAAGATCTTATTGCTCTGAAGCAGAAGACCCTGAACAGTCACATCAGCACTCGCAACAGTTGGATCACTGCCCGAGCCTGTTAATTCAACAGTAATTCTGTACCTGATAAAGCCATCTAGCTTAGTTGAGCCCGCACCAGCAACAAAGTCAAATAAACCTTTGTCAATCTTGAATAATATATCAAGTTTTTCTCTTACGGCATTTCTGTGGCCTAAATCATTACTCGAAAGCGTTTGCTCTTCTTCAAGACTTGCATCGCCGCTTGGGCCAAAGACTTTGTTGACCAAAACCCTGTCGTTAGTGTTAGTGCCTTTTATTTCATCATCTAGTTTCCGACCTTGCAGTCCGCCATGGCTTTCTAGTTTCCTCGTGACTTCATCACCATTGATTCTAAAAGTCTGCAAGCCTGGCGCTTGCGTTGTTGTCTTTAGCGGGTCTGAATCATCGGAAACGACAAGGTTGGCAGCTAGTAAGTGACTTCCTGCAATAACACGACCGTAAATAAGAGGCACTGTCGCTCCCGTTCCAACGGTGTTTGCTGGTCCGGTAAACGCATAGTTTTGATGACCCATTGCACCGCGTGTAACACCGTCAGGACCAGGGCCACGTACGTTTGTGCCTTCACCTTTGATTCTGTTGGCACCAAGATTGTTTAGCTGTGGCTGCGGTGAGATCAAGCTTGCAGTCCCGCTAAGAATCAAGCTTGCGCCAATTGCGCTCACGGCAGTGCCCAGCGTTGTTGCAAGAGTGGCTGTACCCGCAGCAGTAGTTAAAGCACCTACCCCAAAAAAACTGGTAGCCCCAAACAACCCAGCGCCAGGGAGCAAGAACGACGCAGCAACCAAGCCAACACCAAGCAATATCTGTGTCGTAGCGCCGCCACCCGCACCAGAAATAACAGGCACTACAAGCAATGGCTTACTCCCAAACGGCAACTGCAGTTCGTCATATCCCATCGCCGCACCGCCTTGGATCACCTTGTATCCAACGCCGTTATGGTGCGCCTGTACCATCTCCTGCTTTAACGCCGGATAGTTGATGCACAGCAGCTTGATCGCATCTGCTGGCGTCTGCAGGTTGTAATACTCGTGGTGCGTGCCGTACTTTTCGCCCAGCTCACCTGCCAGCATGACAAGTTGCATAACGAAAGACAGCCGCGATCCTTTTCCAATAATACTGCCGCAAAGGCTCTACCGCACTGATGCTATCCATCCGTTGGTGCAGGATCTTGTCGCCACCTACATAAATTGCTGCGTGCATTGGCGTCCTCGTTCCAAGGCGCATTAACAGCACGTCGCTTGGCTGACGATCATCAAAGGCAACACGCTCAAACTTCAATGACTTTGCGTAACGCAAGAAGATGCTGTCTGTCGTGCCAAGATCCTCTGGTCGCTGAAAATCAGGCAACTTGACGCCAATCAACTCGTAGTATTGCCGCACCAACGAGTAGCAGTCTTGCTGTCCGTATTCCCACTGCTGACCAATCAGGGCTCGATAGTCAACCATTGCTGATCAGGCACGGAATAGATGTACCAAGGCAGTTTAGTTTGCTTGCAAGCATTACGGTCATGATCGCTGACAGGTGTGCCCTTGGGATGCGAATGAACTATGCCTTCAATCGAACCAAAATACATGGCTCGCGCATAGTCAACAGGATCTATTACAAAGTTTTCCTTAGGCTGTGTCGCAATGTTACGGCACGGAAAATAACTGTCATTAACAACTAACCCGCATGACTCTTCAGGGCAACGCGCATAAGCGTGCCTTTCGGCTTCAAGCTTGAAGTCGTGCGCCATAGAACCCCCCAAAAGGCAGTTTTTCCCGGTCAGGAAATCTAGCTTGACAGCTGGACAATCTTTTGCCGCAAACGTCTGCAGCCTTTCTTTCTTCTAAAGTGCCACCAGTGATTCGCTGATCATCAATCGTGAAGCACTTATCGCCAACATAAGGACACTCCCTGCCACCGCGATACGTCCACGGGCAAAACTCTTCAATAGTCCTGCGGGGCAAGGCTAAGTTTGTCAGATCAAGCTTAGGTGACAGTTCAAACTCTACAAACTGCGGATTCTCGGACGAAATCCTGTCGATGTACCATGTCTCGACAATCTTGGCGTCAGGGTCAGCAGTATCGTTAAATGTTTGCTCGATCAAGGTGTCACCACCTTGCGTGATCAAAAAATCTTCTACATCAGATTCCTTGGTGAATGTTGGATTAGTGTCAAAGTTTGTTGTATCGATAAACTTGGCAAAGGTGCGAATCCTTCTAACCTCTGCCGCTAATGGGTTGTAAAGCAAGATCAAGCTAGTGATCACATTGTTGACGTTGGCAACCCGAAGCGTTGGCCTTGGCAACACGCCTTTTGCAGAGAACTCAAAGCCATCAACCTCTACGGGAACCGCTGGATATTCAATCTGATTGCCTGCTTGTGCATGACCTGCTGGATAAACGCCAAACTTGATAGTCTCCGTCAAGCCGTTCTTGCCTGAGTGATAGCGCAGCGTGTCGTCTATACCGTTGACAGCTTGAGTCAGCTGGATCTCAAACAGATCAATAATTGCAGTTGGCGCAAGGCGCAGCAGTTCTTCTGCTAACGGTTCAAACGCTTCCCAAGTGACAGTACCATCTTCAAGAGTTTGCGTAATCTTGAATGGAAATGCTGGCTCTGCATTTGGGAAATTGGCATATACATCCGCAGTATCAGTCGTGCCAGCAACAATACATTTAAATGCAAGCGTATTGCCCTTGGCTGGATTGGCGCGAACAACATCACCAACAGCAAATGCTGTGTCTGCGCTCCACTGATGGTTTGAATACGGATAAGCCATCAGGTCTCAAATACTTGCTCAAACGTAGCTGTAATAGTATTTATATCGGCATACTGGTGCTGACGTTGCCATGACCTGCAAATCCACTTATAGCTTGTGCTGCTATTTAAGGGAGTCCAATTAAACGATTCAATGCCAGCTCGGTTGTCAAAAAACGTCTCAATAGCATCTGCCGCGGTGTTGCTTTGAGCAGTCCAAGTTAAATTCCAAACCTTAGGGTTTTGGTTAATTCCAAATTGAGCACGCTGCTGATAACCTGAGCCGAACTGAACAGCACGCACGTTTGGTTTTGACTGAACTTGAGCACCAAAATCTGGCGTAACATCAGTGCCAACAGTAGCTTCGTTAAAAGTTGTCATAATTAACGCGACAGCAGGCCGCCAGGACGACTTTGTTTGACTAATTCTGCCTGAACAGCAGCGCCAATGGCAGACCCAAGCATTTTGGCTTGATTCCCGTCACCTTGCACCTGTGAGCCGGAAGCGTCAACGTTTACGACGACGTTCGACCCGCCGGTTGCTTCAACACCAAGGCGACCGCTGGGGCCACGACGCAACGGCATGATTGCCTCAGGGCCAGCCTCACCCATCAGGCCAACACCATTGGCAAACGGGAAGAGCGTAGGCTTGCTGACGACACCACCACGAGCAAAAGGCACAACACCGTTTTGCGCGAAGACGCCGCCGCTAGCGAAAGGCAGTGCACTAAACAATGACTTCGTGCCAAATTGAATTAGCAAGCTTGCAACCTGACGCAAGATATTGCTAAGTGATTCGTTGAGTGACTTTGCTTCAAATATGGCCGCTTTAATTGCGCCTGCAATGTTGGACTCAATAGATTGCTTAATGCTTTCGGTCAACTTTTCCGTTTCAGTCATTTCTTTGTTCAGCCCTTTTTGCGCGTTTAGATTTTGCGCAATTTGTTTACCAGCCGCACCTAAGGCTTCTTCTGTAAATGCTACGGCGTTTGCCGTTTCTTCTTCACCGTCTATATACTCAACTTGCATGTTAGCGCGATCTTCAAGGATCTTGACAACATTTTCCTGTTCGGTTTGATCTATTTCTAAAAGCTCGGCTGCACGTGCACGATCACGCAGGTCAGATTCAGAAAGCTTTTGTCTTGCAAGATCAGCATCTAATTGCGCTAAAAGCAATTTATTTTCGTCCTTGCGTGCAGCTACAATTTGTTGTCTAATATCATATTCTTGCTGTGAAATATCAGCACGAATTTTTGCAGCAGCACCGCCACCGCCTGTGC